TATATCTTTTTTAATTTGTGCTTTAGGGGAATTTCTTCTCCTTTTGCTTTTAATAAATGAAAATAAATAAACTTTAAATAAAATCTACAAATTATTTTGAATTGTTATTATTAATTTGTAGATTTGCTTTATAAATTTTAAAAACTTAAAACTATGAAAAAACAAAAACTAACACCGGAGGAGAGAATACAATTCCGAAAAGAAACAAATCGAATTTGGCTTGTAATATTTACACTTGCTGGATTGATTTACTTAACGGTGAAAACATCAGGAATTTATAAACAATTTTTATAAGAAGTAGCGAATATAAACAAAAATAGTAATTATGGAAATGACACCAAAACAAAAACTATTCAAAACAATGGATAGAATAGACGAATTAAAAAAAATGCCTTTTGAATTATCAGAAAGCGAACAATTAGAATTAAGAAATTTAGAAGTTATTAAAATGCAACAATATTCTGATTGGAAAGATTAACGTAGCTATTTCTTATAAAAGTTTTAGCGCAGACTAAATACAACAAGTAAATACTAATTAAAAAAACAACAAATTATGAAACTTAAATTAATGCTAGAAATTGATTTTTCAGATGCAATGCAATATAGTGATGCAGAGCCATTTTGCGATTTTACAGCAACAGATTGGGAAATATATATTAAAAATGAACTTATAGAGAAGACAGAAGATATTGAGACCGATTCAGGATTGATAATTACTATAAAAGATGAGAGTGGGGAAACTGTATTTCCTGAAAACTAAAACAATAAACCATGGGAACACTAATATTATACAGTTTATTAATAGCAAACACAGCCGGACTATTGTCAAACTACAAATACTTCCTTAAATGGAAGCAAAAAAGAAATCAATCAAAAGATAGTAACTTCTTAGACTACCTCACAGACGAAAAGAAATTTACTGAAACAGAAAAAATCGCAATATTTATCAACGATATAGGTTTGATTTACGCAATGATTGAATTTTTTAAATATTTGTTTGGTAGTTAGCAAATAAATAATTACATTTGATTAACAGAGTGAGTTTTAAGGATTTTCATAAGTTTTTTTGGTTTGGGGGAAGGGGGTAGTTAGTCTGCCCCTTTTTTTATACCATCCAAAAAAATCAAATTACTAACTTAAAAAGAATGAGCTATGAGAATATCAATTTTAGGTTATTTCAAATGCTACACCGATGATGATTGCAGTGACGAAGATTTTAAGTTTAAATCATCCTCAACCTACAACTACACAACGAAGCGTTACAGATTCCAAGAAACCGAAATATTTTTGAATTAAAAGAATGATAAAAGATTTTAAGTTTAAAAAATCAGAAGGCAGAATCATACTAGATAATTGTTTTTTCGGAATAGGATTTATGATAGATTTTGTTAATCCAGTATTCTTTATAGAGAAGGAATTATCTATAAGATTAGATTTCTTTTTTTTAAGATTTTGGGTAAATTTTTATAAATAACAATATGGCATACACACAAGAAAAAAAAGATGAATGCTTTGATTGGATTATATCGGAAATAGAATCCGGTAAATCTCTTATTTCTACATTATCAACTAACGGAATGCCAAGTACATCAACTTTCTATATTTGGCTTGAAGAAAAGGATGAAAACGGAGAGAAGACAGAGGAAGCAAAAGAAAAATCGAAAAGATACGCGTGCGCGTGCGAGGCTAGAGAGTTGAGAATGCTTGACGAGATAATTGAAATAGCGGATAAACAAGGGGAGGATATAATACACACAGATTCAGGCGACATCGTAAATCATAATGTTATCGGGCGCAATAGGTTGCAAGTAGAAGCGCGTAAATGGGTGCTAGAAAAACTAAATCCTAAAAAGTATAGCAATAGAATAGACCACACAACTAATGGGGAGGCTATAAATAATTTACCAACAGTATTGCAAGTTGAAATAACTAAACCGAATGAAGATTAATGCTACCCCAGTATTTGAAAAGAACTGGTGCGCTCTAAACAGCGGTAAGTATAAATACATAATTAATTCAGGGTCTTCTCGTTCGAGCAAGACCTTTAGCATTTTACAAATATTTTGGTTATTGGCTTGGACTAAAGAGCGTTGCAAATTATCTGTATTTAGGAACACAAAGAAAGATTGTAAAGATACTGTTTTGCAAGACATGCTTAAATACTACCCTACTTTAGATCATTACAGTTTGGTAAAGTTCAACAAGACTGAAAGCGTGTTCCAATTTCCGAATGGTTCAACAATAAACATCGAAGGAACTGACGACGAATTGAAAGTTCACGGTTATCACTCTGACTATCTTTGGTTCAATGAATTTTATCGGATGCCTAAAGAAACGTTCGATCAGTTAGATATGCGTTGCAGTACGGCTGTGTTTATGGACTACAACCCGGTAGGTAAATTATGGACAGACGATTTAGTAAAACAAGACAATTCTTTTTTAATTCACTCGACTTTTAAGGACAACCCTTTTTGTCCTGCAGAACAAAAAAAGAAGATCTTGTCATACGAACCAAATGAGTATAACAATCAACAAGGGACGGCAGATGCTTATATGTGGAGCGTTTATGGTTTGGGGTTAAAAGCTGAAAAGCCGAATAGAATATTCAAAGGGTGGAAAGTTATTACAGACGAGGAATTTGATTTATTGCCATACCCGAATTACTACGGATTGGATTTTGGCGTTTCCGCACCTACTGCATTGGTAGAAATGAAAACAAACGGGGACGGAATATATTTTTTAAAAGAAAGACTATACAAACCTTTGAATATTATGGCAGGTACTCTGTCTGATGAATTAGCTTCTTTAGGCATAGAAAAGCATATTGAAATTATATGCGACTCAGGAAACGAGTTAAACCAATCGGAAGGACAAAAGCTACGCAATTCAGGGTACAATATTATATTTGCTCAAAAAGGGCAAGGGTCTGTAGTTTCGGCTATTGAAACTATGCAGAAGTCAACGATATATTATACCAAATCAAGTGTGAACCTAGAAGAAAACTACGAAAATTATAGTTGGAAAGTGCATCAAGGGATTCAGCTAGATATACCGGAAGAAACACGAGAGGATGCAATTGACGCTTCAAAATATGTTATCAAATGGTATAGTAAAACAAGATATTTGAGTTAAATAACTTGCGTATTAAAAAAAAGTTTATATTTGTAATTAATTAATGCTGTGAAGCATAGATTTTTAAAAATGAACATACTACAAAAGGCTTACAACGGCTTATTCGGAAAGAGGGAACTTGTTAAAGCGGAAAGAAACCGCTTAGGCGGTGTCTCTTATTCTTTTTTAGATGGAGAAGGATTTGTAAACTCTGATAAGTATTTAGATATTTCTTTGACTAATCCTGTATTAATGACCGTTATTTTGTTACGCGCAAGGCTTTACTCCCAAATGGAAATAAAGCACGTAAATAGTAACGGAGAAGAAGTCAAAAACAGTCCTTATACTAAACTATTAAAACAGCCTAATTTCTTCCAATCTCAGGAAGATTTCTTATTTCAGCAAATGTGGTTTTTATCGGCAACAGGGAACGACTTAATGTATCAGATTAAAGCATTTACAAACGACGTTCCGAAAGCATTGTATAATTTGATTCCCTCTGAAATAGACTTCAAGAAAACTCAAAAAATTAATAAGTTCATTACTACCGATAAAGACAAAAAAGCTTTCGGTGAACAAGAAATTGAGTATAAACTTGACAATCAAACTTACAAAATCAAACTTAGCGAGATTATACCGCTTTACGATATAGCCAACGGATTAGAATGCAATTCTTTTTTCCATTCGCCTAGTCGTGTTCAAGGTATTTCTAAAGTATTGGAAAACATCGAGCAAAATCTTAAATCTAAGAACAAGAACTTACAATTCTCTGCTAAGTATATCGGTATGAATAAAAGTACCGGGAACGAGGGGCAAATTTTACCAGACGATAAAAAAGCAATCGAGAAAGTACTTTCGTCAAAAGATGTATTAACCACCAATAGAAATATCGAGTATAAGCACTTAGTGAGTGATATGAAGCGCTTATTCCTTGACGAGCAATATGCGGAAGATGCTAATAAAGTGCTTTTAGCCTTTGAAATGAATAAGAATGTTTTGAACTATTTTAGCAAAGACAGTACCTTCGAAAATCAAAGTGAAGGCATTATAAGCTACATTCAAAACTCTGTCCAAACAACGGCTAAAAACACAATGGCATCTTTGTCGGCTCAATGGGGTTTAATTGAAAAAGGCGAAATTTTAAAAGCATCATACGATCATTTAGCAGTAATGCAAGGAGTTGTAAATGAAAAAATAAAATCGTTTAACGAAATGCAAGTCGCGATTAAAGCGGGGTTGGAAAACGGAACTTTGAGCCAAGACGAAGCGAAGAAAATGAGCGATGCGTTTAAATTAAAATTAGAACTATGAGTACAAGATTGAGCTTAAACGAAATAAATAAGCAATTAGAGAAAAAGAACATGCCTGAGGACGTTAAAAAGGCTTTAAAGCAAAAGAAAGATATTGTTTCTAACGATAAAATAGTAAAGAAATGAATTTAAACGAGATACTAGAAAATAAAGAACTCGCATATTTAAAAAAGAAAAGCGAGATACAAAAATCAGACTTTTCTAATGTTCTGATTGATTCAGCTAATAAGGCGTTAGAATCTGGAAGCGATTCTATTGAAGTACTTATTTATGAGGCTACTATATCGAAGCTACGTAATCCGACAATGTTTGAGCAATATAAAAACGGTTACGTTCTTAACCATTCAGTCGGAATGCGCTATATTAAGCTATTTTGGTGCTACAACTCGGAAAATGTTGAATATACGGAGGAGAAAGAGAATTGGGATAAATACTATCCGATGATTCTAAATAAAGAGGAAGCAGATAGAACTTCATATTTCTGGGCGGTAACTGAAGCTAAAAACATTGAAGGTTCAGCAGTCGTAAAAGGATCGAACTTCTTAACACCTGTATTGGAAATGAAAGTTATTGATGAAAATACGCTAACTATAAAATGCGCTGTTTCACCTTGCAATATTTTAGACTCCCATAAAGATGTTCATATTCCGGGATTATGGAAAAAGACTATTTCGGAAAACCCATACGATTTGTTGTTGCAAGAGCATGACATGGATTTCGATAAAATCATTGCAGACAGCATCAATGACAATTTAAAAGTTTACACTAAAAAGATTTCGATACGCGAATTGTTATCGAAATTTAACAATAAAAATGAAGCCGGGAACACCACTTCACAAAAACAAGAGCCGTCAAATGACACTCAAAACGCTGAAAAAGCACTAAAAGAATTATTAACTAAAATTTAATTTCAACAAATGGAAGAATTAATCAAAGAGCTTGGTAGCAAAATCGAAGGAATGAAAGCCGAGCAAATAACAAAAGCGGAATTAGAAGCCGTTAACAAAGAGATTCAGGCAATTAAGGAAGATACTTCTAACACTGATGAACTAAAAACATTAAAGTCAAACTTTGAGGAATTGTCTTTGACTGTTAAGGGGATCGAGTCTAAAGGAGAAAAGTCAAATTCTGACACTTTAGTCGAAGAAGTAAAAGCGAATAAAGAGCAAATCAAGGCTATCGCTAATGGTGACAAGAACACAGAAGTAGAAATCAAAGCGTTATCTAATCGTGCGTCGATTGCAAGTAACACCGAAGCGGTAAGATTGGGAACAATCGGGCAATTAGGGGTTAAGTTACGTGCTTTATATGACTTCTTCCCAAAAGTTCCAGTAGGAAACGGAAACCACAACGGAACTATTTCTTATATCGACTGGGATGAAGATACTACTGTTCGTGCTACTGCTATTGTT